TGACTATTGATGAAACATCGGGTGCTGATACGACAACATCTACGGCTCTTCAAAATGCAGACTGGGAAAAGGATTACTTCACGTCGTCTCGACCTTGGGAACAAAAAGGTCCAACTATTACTATTCCTCTTGGTACTACTGCACCCGTTACTGGGATTGGTGGTTCTGCTGCTGGTGCTGGTGCTGCGTCGAATCAGGTTCGTATAGAAACCTCGACGACGTCTCCTTCTGAACCCGGCTTTCTTTCAAGCGTTACGAATCTTGTTATGAAGGCTCAATCTAATGCTGTTATTTCGGGTTCAAATCGTCCACAAATCTTTGCGGATTTATCAGGTGCAAGTGCTATCACTATCAATGCGCTACGCGAGGCGATGGCTCTCCAGCGCTATCAAGAAGCTCGGGCTCGATATGGCTCCCGTTATGTGGAGTATTTACGCTACCTCGGTGTCCGGTCTTCCGATGCACGTTTACAGCGGCCGGAATACCTCGGTGGCGGTCGTGAGACTATTCAATTTTCTGAAGTATTGCAGACGGCTGAAGGTACCAATCCTGTCGGTGAGATGCGTGGTCACGGTATTGCCGGCATGCGATCTAACAGATATCGTAAGTTCTTCGAGGAACACGGTTATATAATGAGTATGCTTACTGTGCGTCCAAAGACTATTTACGCACAAGGTTTATTTCGCCATTGGAATCGTCGTAATAAGGAAGATTTTTGGCAACAAGAGCTCCAGCATATAGGTCAACAAGAAGTTCTTAACAAGGAGCTTTATGCTCCTCATGCTACGCCGGATGGAACATTTGGTTATCAGGATCGCTACGATGAATACCGGCGTTCGGAAAGTCTCATCTCTGGTGAATTTAGAGATACAACCTTGGACCACTGGCATATGGCCAGGATATTCGGCTCAACGCCTGCGCTTAACGCCTCTTTTGTCTCTTCGGTCCCAACGAAACGTATTTTCGCCAGTGAGGCTACAGACGGTCTCTATATCACCGCGAAGCACTCAATCCAAGCTCGTCGCATGGTGGCTCAAGTGGGTAAGTCCTACATTTACTGAGCCTTTACTTTTACCGTCAAAGAAAACCACGTTTAAGGACTTGAAATATGTCAAAAATTACTCGGGTCGAGTTCGACCCACAAGCCGGTCAGAATGATCTCGAAGAGTATCTGAAAAATCGGAGACCAGGTGATCCTCTACCTGGTCAGGAACAACCGTTCCTGTATGAACAATCGGTTCAATCGCAGTTCCTCGATGAACATGGTAGGGAACTGCCAAATCCAACTCCAATGTCTCCGCCTCTCGGCTATAAAAAACAGCCGACTATTGCGGAGCAAATGCGCCAAATGATTAAGATGGCTTCTTATGAAGCTGCTCATGCTGGTGCTGAAACTGAAGAAGAGGCTAACGACTTCGAAGTTGGTGAGGATATGGACCCTCACACTCCCTATGAGCATGATTTCGAAATCGATCCTGCTCTCGAGGCTATGATAGCTCTTCAATCTGCGCCTCCTGCGCCAAAGTCTCCGGACTCTACGGCTCCCTCTTCTTCCAATGCCAAGCCAATCCCCGAAGGGGATATTTCGGCGAAGCCGGAAGGGCGCTAGCGCCGTCAAAACCGAGGGCGAAAATCCCGCAACGTCACACGCTGCGGAAACGCCCTCGAAACTCCCAAAACAGTACACTCCTTGATGTGTACTGTAATAGGTGACAGGACCTGACAGGCATGGCCAAATCAAAATCAACTCCCAGTCAGCGCGATCTCTCAATGCGATCGCTAGAAACTCTGCTGACGTTTAAATTACGGCCTCCGCCTGTCTTGATCCCTGTCCCTTCATTTACGCGTCCTCAGGTGCTTCAAGCCGGCGACCGCCGGCTATGGCAACCGGACGCTTCGACTCGGCCTCCTCATACACCTCGGCCGGGGTCTTCTCGCGTCGTCGCCAATCAATACAAAAAGCTTTCAGCTCTCAAATTCGCTGATCCCCGCTTTGTCGGAATCTGCGTACGACGCAATATTCGCCGTGAGGTCATGTTTGCGCTTAAGCGCACGAAACGCGGCTCCGGCAGTTCAAAGAAACGCAATTTCTGGAGCGCAATCTCATGTTAAGTGCTTTAATCGGAGCTGGTGCTTCTCTTGCTAGCGGCTTTTTCGGATCGAACGAAAAGGAAAAAGACCGCAAGTTGCAAAAGGAGTTCGCTCAGTCTGGTATCCAGTGGAAGGTGGAAGATGCCAAAAAAGCTGGAATACATCCCCTGGCCGCCCTTGGAGCACAGACAACCTCTTATGCTCCCGTATCGGTGGGCGGCCCTTCAATCGCTTCGGGACTCGCATCTGCGGGCCAGGATATATCACGCGCCGTCGATGCGACGCGCGGTTCTGGAGCACGCCTGGACGCATACCAAAAAACAATCCAGGATTTGAATGTGCAGCGTATGGGGCTGGAGAACCAATTATTGGGGTCCCAGATAGCTAAGATCAACTCCGTCGGTGTACCGCCTCCTATGCCGGGTACAGATAGGTTTTTAATCGATGGGCAAGCAAACTCACCGCTCGTTAAGGACACGCCCCTTGAACGCGTCGGCTCGGCGGGAGGTCAACCGTCTACAGAGCCAGGGGCCGTTACAGACATGGGCTTCGCTCGGACACCTACAGGATGGGCGCCGGTTCAATCTAAAGACTTTCATGACCGCGCTGAAGAAGACTTCTGGGCAGGGCTCGCCTGGAACATCAGAAACAGATTAGCTCCGACTTTTAGTCAGGGCTCATACAATCCTCCCGCGGCTGTTCCGCGGACGGATGACGAGCAGTGGTATTTCAACCCTGTTAAGCAGGAATATCAGCTCGTGAAACCACGTCGCGGCTTTAGCCGCTATTATCGTTAGGAGGTTACAATGCGGTTTCGTCGTAAACGCCGCTTTGGTGCACGTCGACCCACACGCCGTCGTTTCAACTCTAGACGTCGCAGGTCGGGACCACTTCGAATTGGTTTTAGGATGTAAAAAATGATGCTGTGTAGAAATCCCTACATGGCTTCCGGCGGGCAGGCATTTGGCTGTGGCCAGTGCATGCCTTGCCGGGTTAATCGGCGTAGGATGTGGACTCATCGGATTATGCTGGAGGCTAATCTCCACCCATTTAATAGCTTCTGGACACTTACTTATTCGGATGAGAATTTACCGCTAACAGAGGATTTATTACCTACGCTTAGAAGAAAAGACTTGACCGACTTTATGAAGCGCCTTAGAGAGGATTATTCACCACTCAAATTGAGGTACTTTAATGTCGGAGAATACGGAGATGAAACCGAACGACCCCACTACCATCTTGCACTCTTTAATTACCCCGCCTGTGCTCGCGGGGTTACTAGGCAAAACCGACAATCAAATTGCTGCGATATTTGCAACCGTGTCGGAAGAATATGGGGTCAAGGAATCGTACATTCGGGCCAGCTGGAGAATTCTAGCGCAGCGTATATCGCAGGCTACGTTACTAAGAAACTCACGTCCAAAACCGATCCTCGTCTCCAAGGGAGGGAAAAAGAATTCGGCTCCATGAGTTTGAAGCCGGGTATTGGTGCTGGCTTTATGGATGAGGTCGCCAGCACTTTAATGGAACATCGTCTTGATACTCTTCATGATGTGCCAAATTCACTATTGCATGGTGGCCGTCCCAGTCCTTTGGGACGGTACCTTACACGGAGGTTAAGAACACGTGTTGGACATGCTCCGGAACCATCTCAGGAAACTTTATGGGAGAACCAAGAAAGGCTGCAGCCTATGCGCGAAGCTGCGCGCCAAATTGCGCCGCTTAAGGGTTATACGGAGGCACTTAAATCAGTCATCATCGATGCTCATGAGGGAAGATATAATCGACTTGTAGCAAAGCAGTCTATTTACAAAAAAAGAGGATCAATATGAAACGTTCAAAGTTCAATCTAAGTTACACGAAACTCTTTACGTCTGATATGGGTGAGCTTACCCCAATTGGTCTTACGGAGGTACTTCCGGGTGACACGGTTCAGCAGGCTACTAGCGCTCTTATTCGTTGTTCACCTTTGCTCGCTCCTGTTATGCACCCCGTTCGTGTTCAGATTCATCACTGGTATGTGCCTCATCGACTCGTCTGGGAAGACTTTGAGGACTTTATTACTGGTGGCCCTGATGGTATGGACGCTAGCGTCTTTCCTACTATTACGATGCCGGGAGGTGGCGGGGCCGCCATTGGGTCTCTTGCTGATTATTTGGGTGTCCCAACTGGTGTTAATTCTCTCGTTGTTAGTGCCTTACCATTCCGGGCTTATGCTATGATTTGGAATGAGTTTTATCGTGATCAGGATCTTCAAACGGCTCTGACTATTGATGAAACATCGGGTGCTGATACGACAACATCTACGGCTCTTCAAAATGCAGACTGGGAAAAGGATTACTTCACGTCGTCTCGACCTTGGGAACAAAAAGGTCCAACTATTAC